CCACAACCAGCATCTCCCCCACCACCCATCTGAATGGGCGGCATCATCACAGATCGAAGGGGTCAGTTTTGAACGCCGATAACCCCACTCAAGGGGTCAGTTTTCCACGCTGTTCCACACGTAGTCGGTCATCGGATCGCCCTTGTCTGTGGAGGGCAATCATTGTAGTCTAATCAATGTGTTAGCGGAATCGGGCGCTTGGTGTGCTTGCTACCTAATGGCGAGCCAGTCAATAAGAGTTTTAATGTCATCGAACTTCAAGGGCATTTCAGGAGGAACTCCGCCGTAAGTCTCCGAAGTTGACACGATCCGTTTCGCGATCCGCTCAGCAAGCCTGCGATCTTGCCCGTCCATGCCCCGCTCCGCCATCAGCCGGGCTGCAACATCGGACGTAGGCATCGGCTCCGTCACGTCCCGCAGCACGCTCGGCACGATGCGTGCTTATCTCGCCAAGCGATCACATCCGGCCCAAGCGCCCACGTGGGCCGGATGTGATCGCTAAATAATAGCGGAGTAACGCGCTTTGTACCCTGGCTTGAACCAAGCCAGTTCGGTCGGGCCGGCACAATCCTTGTCCCACACGAACCAAGCATAGGCCGTGGTGCCACTGCCGGCTCTCTGCGCGCCCTTGGGATAGAACGTGATCCGCTCGCTGAACACCCACACTCGGCTCGGCGGGTGCTTGTGAAAGATCGTACGCGCTCTGTTCGCTCCCTCTAAGAATGCAAGCCGCAACAGCAGGGCGAATTTATGTTGCGCTTGATGAAGGGCGGTCGCCACAAACCCCTCCGCGCTGTTGAACGGCGGATTGGTGATGATGTTGCCATGCCGGCGCTTGGTGCGCAGGAAGTCATGCCCAATCTCGCCATAGCCCCGGTCGTAGAGGTCCGAACTAGCGACGTTGCTTCCTGTTTCGGCGAGAACGTCCGACATAGCGCCGTCGCCGCAGGCGCATTCCCAAATATCTCCCTTGAACGGCTCGTTTTCGATCAACGCGAATGTTGCCCAACGTGGCGTCGGGTAAAAATCCGGGCCGCCAAGGTCCGCGAACCGCTTGGCGGTGGGCTTGAACCCGCCGTTTAGGTTGTATGTGCTGTCCACTTTGATCCCCAGGCTCGCGTTCAGTGGACGCTACCAACATGATGCAGCGAAACAACCTTCTTGTGAATCAGTAAGAAGAACAAAGACTTAAAGCCACATAGAGGCGCTAACGGTTCCCGGCTACCGCTAAACAAGTTCCTGCTTCCTTAACCACCGCAGGAATGCTCGGCCGAATTGGCGCGGCGTCTTAGGCCGAGTGAGTTCCCCGATAGGTGAGACGCTTGCCATCGCCGCCCTTGATCGCCTTGTTCGCCCGCTCCGTATCGTGGATGCCCAGCTTGACCCGGTTGTTGAACCGGAAGGTGTATTCGTCCAGATAGCGCTGGAAGTGCTGCTCACCGCAATGCTGGTAGATGCCGGTGAAACCGCGCTTGAACACGCCAAAGAAGCCTTCGACCGAGTTCGTCGTCACGTCGCCACGGGCGTATTCCTTGGCGGCGTGATGCACCGTCTCGTGGCTGGCGAAATGGCCGGCGATGGGCGGGTAAAGGCGGCTTTCATCGGTCTGGAGGCGGCTGGCCTTGTCGGCGTGCTTGCGCAGCACCTCGCCGACGTTCTTGGAGGTGACGGCCTTGCCCGTCATGGCAACCGCGCGGACTTCGCCGCTGCGCTCGACCAAGGCGACAACGGCGCGCTTGTCGGCCGGGCCAGAACGGCCCTTCTTCGTTGGGGTAGGGACGCGGCCACGGCTGCGCGGCACGACTGTCTCTGTCTTGCCGTGATACATCTCGTCGGCTTCGACGATCCTGCCCTCGCCGCCCAGCGGGGCCGCGTTCGGGACGGTCATCGCCTCGCGAATACGCATCGCCATGAACCAAGCGGTCTTATAGGTCACGCCGATGGTGCGATGGAGCTGGTGAGCCGAATAGCCCTTTTTGCTCGCGGCCATCAAGTGAAACGCCAGCACCCACTTGTGCAGCGGGACGTGGCTGCGCTCCATGACGGTGCCGACCGTCACGGTGAAATGCTGGCGGCAGGCGTTGCACTGGCGAAGGCCGGGGCGCGTCGTCTTGCCCTGCAACTCGGTGATGCCCTCGACCAAACCGCAGTGCGGGCAGGTCGGGCCATTGGGCCAGCGCAGCGCTTCCAGATGGGCGCGGGCGGCATCTTCGTCACGGAACATCGGGTCGGTCAGGTTGGTCATGTCTGCGCCTTTCCAGTAAGTTGACCTTACCCACCAGCGCTGGCTATGTCAAAGGGATAATTGGGAAGATTTTCCTTGACCAACAGGACCATTTTCCTGTATATCTTCGACATGATCGGCGGCGTGCGCGGCAAGGCCGGTCGGGTGCAATGGAGGCGAGGTGGCAACGGACAGGTTGCCAACTTCTCTCGTGGTACCGCAAGCGACGCCGAGCCTCGGTGAATGGGCGCGCCAGGTGTTGGCGCCGTTCGAGCCGGCCGCGCACCACGCGCTGCTGCTCGACCGCCTGCAGGAGGTGGCGGCCGGCCGCATCGAGCGGCTGATCGTGCTGATGCCGCCCGGAAGCGCCAAATCGACATACTGCAGCGTCGTGCTGCCGTCATGGTGGCTGCAGCAGCATCCGCAGCACAGCATCATTGCCGCCTGCCATACCGAGGCGCTGGCGCACCATTTTGGCCGTGCCGCACGGGCGATGGTGGCCGAACATGGCGCGCCGCACGGCCTGGCCCTGGCGCGCGACGACCGCGCCGCGGGGCGGTGGCGAACGGTGGCGGGCGGGCAGTATTTCGCCGCCGGGGTGCGCGGGCCGATTGTCGGCAGGCGCGCCGACCTGGTGCTGATCGACGACCCTATAAAGAGCCATGCCGAGGCCGAGAGCCAAACGCTGCGTGACAGCCTGTGGCAATGGTACCAAGCCGACCTGCTGCCCCCGCTGAAGCCGCACGGCCGCATCGTGCTGGTGATGACCCGCTGGCACGAGGACGATCTGGGCGGCCGCCTGCTCGCCGCCGCCGAACCGTGGGAGGTGTTGCGCCTGCCCGCGCTGGCGGAGGCCGGCGACCCGCTCGGCCGCGCGCCCGGCGAGGCGCTGTGGCCGGAGTGGGAGGATGCCGAGGCGCTGGCACGCAAGCGGCTGGCGGTCGGCGAGCGGGTGTGGCGGGCGCTGTTCCAGCAGCAGCCACGCGCGTCGCACGGCACGCTGTTCCGCCCGGCCGCAATCGCCACCTTGGACGAACCGCCACTTGCAAGCGTCGCGGTGCGCGCCTGGGATCTTGCGGCGACCGAGGCCGGGCACGGCAGCGATCCGGACTGGACCGTGGGCCTGAAGCTGACCCGGATGTCGGACGGACGGTTTTGCGTGCTCGACATCGTGCGGCTGCGCGGCGGTCCGCTGGCGGTGGAGCAGGCGATCATGGCCACGGCGGCGGCGGACGGGCCGGGGGTGGCCATTGGCCTGCCGCAAGACCCCGGGCAGGCCGGCAAGCAGCAGGTCGCCTATCTGTCCGGCCGGCTTGCCGGCTGGCGGGTGATCGCCAGTCCGGAGACCGGCAGCAAGGTCACCCGCGCCGGCCCGGTCAGCGCGCAGGCCGAGGCCGGGCTGCTCACCATGGTCCGGGCGGCCTGGAACCATGCGTTCTTCGAAGAACTGCGCGACTTCCCGCACGGCCGCAAGGACGACCAGGTCGATGCGCTGTCTCGGGCCTTCACCATGCTGACCGCCGCGGCGACCGGCGGCAGGCGGCTGCAGCTGAACTTGATCGGACGCTGAACCGCCTTTGCGGACACCCCGCTTTCAGGATCAAAGCATGTTCGAGACGATCTGCAACCTGATCGGCAGCGATGCCGACTACGACGACCGCGTGCGCCGGCTCGACATCTTCCGGCGCATCCTGGACGGCCGCCTGTACGACGTGTTGCCGCACGAGTTCCACGAGGAGCGCGGCGCCGGCGGCGAATACATCCCGCTGCGTCAACGCCGCCCCAGCGTGCGCTACCCGCTCGCCCGCATCGTGGTGGACGACTCCTTAAGCCTGCTGTTCGGCGACGGGCACTTCCCAACCATCGAGTGCGCCGACCCGGTGGTGCGCAACCTGCTCGGTGATGTCGTCCGTGAATCCGCGCTGAATGCCGCGATGCTCGAGGCGGCGCGCTCCGGCAGCGTCGGCAGCGTCGCGGTGTGGCTGCGGGTGCTGCGCGGCCGGGTGTTCTTCCGGGTGTTGGAGACCCGCTTCCTGACGCCGGAATGGGACCCGGAGGAGCCGGACCAGCTGCTGCGGGTGACCGAGCGCTACAAGGTCGCCGGCCGGGTGCTGCTGAGCCGCGGCTACGACGAGTGCGACCCGCAAGGGTTGTACTGGTTCGAGCGCCAGTGGGACTGCGACAGCGAGGCCTGGTTCGCTCCGCAGCGCGTCGGCAGCCCGCCCGCCGAGCCGGTGCCCGACCCCACGCGGAGCGTGCGGCACGGCCTCGGCTTCGTGCCCGTGGTCTGGATACGCAACCTGCCCGGCGGCGAAGGTCCTGACGGCGCCTGCACTTTCCAGTCGGCGATCGAGACCACCATCGAGATCGACTACCAGCTGTCGCAGGCCGGCCGTGGGCTGAAATACTCCTCAGACCCGCTGCTGCTGATCCGCGAACCGGCGGCGCCGGACAGCACCCTGGTGCGCGGCGGCGGCAACGCGCTGGTGGTTGGCGCCAACGGCGACGCAAAGCTGCTGGAGATCAACGGCACCGCGGCGCAGGCGGTGATCGAGTACGTGCGGACGTTGCGCGAGCTGGCCCTGGAGGGCGTCCACGGCAACCGCGCCAACGCCGACCGGCTCTCGGCGGCGCAGAGCGGGCGGGCGCTGGAGCTGATGAACCAGGGTCTGATCTGGCTCGCCGACCGGCTGCGGGTGAGCTACGGCGCCGGCCTGCTGCAGCTCGCGGCGATGGTGGTGCGGACCTCGCACCAGTTTCCGCTGCGGGTGCTGGGCGAGGCGGTGGCGCCGCTCGACCGCACGGCCCGGCTCACCCTGCACTGGCCGCGCTGGACCGCCCCGAGCGCCGAGGACCGCGGCCGGGACGCGTCGACTTTGCAGACGCTGGCTGCGGCGAACCTGATGAGCCGTGAGACCGCGGTGAAGTCGGTGGCCGACGTCTACAACATCGAGGACGTGCCGGCGGAGCTGGCGCGCATCACCCGAGAGGAGACCACATGATCGACGAAGCCCCTCCTGACGGCAGGATCGCGGCACTCGAGCAGCAACTGTCGCAGCTGCAGGAGACGCATCGGCTGGCCCTGGTGCGCGCCGGCCTTCGTGCCGAGGCGGTGCGGGCCGGCATGGTCGACCTCGACGGGTTGCGCCTGCTGGACGCGCCCGACGTGACGCTCGACGCGTCCGGCGACGTGGTGGGCGGGGCCGGGCTGATGGCGGCGATGCGGCGCGCCAAGCCGTGGCTGTTCGGACTCGCCGGGCCAGTCGCGTCGTCATCGAGCGCCGCCAGCGCGCCGCCGGCGCAAACGCCCGGAACTCGCAAGGCCAGCGAGTTGACCCACGACGAATGGCGCGCCGCCCGAGCCGAGCTTCTGCGCCGTCGCTAAACAATCAAGACAGGAACGATAAGCATGGGCATTCAAAACTTCCCCGTCAGCCTGCAGGCGATCATCCAGCAAGGCTTCCTGGAGCGTGAGTTCCAGTTCGCGTTGCAGTCACGCCTCGGCTACCGCGCCTGCGCCGACCGTGAGCAGTTCAGCGTCGGCATCGGCGAGACGCTGACCAAGACCCGCGCCGGGTTGAAGCCCAGCGTGACCACGCCGCTGGCCGCCGCCACCAACACCAACCTCGACAACGGGCTGACGCCGAGCGGCTTCAACGTCGAGCAGTACACCATTACTATCAACCACTACGCCGCCACCACCGACCTCAACATGGTGACCAGCCGGGTTGGCATCGGCGACCAGTTCCTGCTCAACGCCGCGATTAACGGCGAGCAGGCGGCGCGCAGCCTCGACGAGCTGGCGCGCAACGCGCTGTTCGCCGCCTACTTCGGCGGCAACACGCGGGTCCGCACCTCGCTCACGGCGGCTGGGCCGGCGGTCATGGTCGACGACATCCGTGGCTTCCTCACGGTCTTCGTCAACGGCGTGCAGGTCCCGGTGGGCGGCGCCAACTCGCTCGCCGTGACGGTGGGCGCCAACGCCTACACGCTGGTCGGGGCGGCGGCCGATGCCGTCAACGTGGCCACGGCGCCCAGTGGCATCAGCGGCCTGCTGACGTTCTCGGGTCCGGTCAGCGTGGCCGACGGCACCGCCGGCAACACCGCGACGGCGGCGACCGGAAGTTCCATCGTGCGGCCCAACGGGCGCGGCAACACGGCGCAGATCGCCGCGGGCGACACCATCAACATGAGCACGCTGCTGAACGCCGTGGCGCAGCTGCGGCTGAACGCGGTGCCGGAGATCGACGGCGCGTTCAACTGCTACCTCGATCCGGTCAGTGCCCGGCAGCTGTTCGCCGACAACGACTTCCGCCAGCTGTTCATCGGCGCCACCAGCGCCAACCAGGTGTTCAAGCGCGGCATGGTCAACGACTTCCTGGGGCTGCGCTTCATTCCCACCACGGAAGCCTACGTGCAGGCGCATCCGACCATCGCCGGGGCTGTGGTGCGGCGCCCGATCGTCTGCGGCCAGGGCGCCTTGATCGAGGGCGACTTCGCCGGGATGGCGGCCGAGGACGTACGGCCGGGCGACAGCATCGTCAACGTCATCGACGACGTGGCGATGGTGACGCGCGAGCCGATCGACCGGCTGCAGCAGATCATCGCGCAGAGCTGGTACTGGATCGGCGGCTTCTGCACGCCGTCCGACGTCACCACCAACCCGAGCACCATCGCGACCGCCACCAACGCCGCCTTCAAGCGCGCGGTGATGGTCGAGCACATGGGCTGATCGGCGAAAGCGGGAGACAGGCGCATGGCTTTCTCGGCAGGCGAGCGGACCGATATCCGGCGGCATTGCGGCTACCCCGCATACGGCGTCGGCGCGTCGGGGTTCAACGGCTGGCGGTTCTTCCAGGCCTACGGGCTGCTGGAGTACCGCCTGTCGAACCTTGCCGCCGCCGAGGAGGCCGTGGCGCGCGGCTACCTGGCGCAGCTGGCGGCGCTGGAGGCGGACATCCCCGCCGCCGGCGCGCGGCTGGACACCGAGCAGGCCGCGGTCTGGACGCGCAACCCTAACGAGCCGGGCGACCGCGCAATGCTGTTCGACGACTGGCGGCGTCGGCTGTGCGGCTTCCTGGGGGTGCCCGCCGGCCCAGCCCTGGGCGAGCGCGGCAACAGCCTCGCGATGGTGGTGTGATGACCCGCGCCAGCGTCGCCGACGCGATCAACTACGGCAACGGCGTCACCGCCCGCCAGCTCGGGGCAATGTGCCACCTGCACCGCCCGCGCGACGCCTCGCCGCCGATCTCCGCCGCAACCCTGCTGATGCAGCTGCCGGCGCATTTCGAGCCGTTGCGCCAGCACGGAAGCAGCTACGGGCATCCGCTGTACACCGGCCTGTTCGACGCCGGCTACACGCGACCGGGCGATTACCTGCGCGGGGCGGGCGTCACTTGGTTCATCGCCAGCCAGGCGCCGCTGCTGCAGGTGCTGTGCGTGCGCGCCACGCGGACGGTGAACCTGGTCCGCACCGCGTCGCCGCGCTCGGTCGGGCTCAGCGGCTACGGCGGACTGGTGCGGGCGGCGACGGACCCGGTGCTGACCGGATGGCCGGTGAGCCTGCTGGCCGGCGGCTCCGGCCTGGACCGCGCCGGGCTGCCGGGCGATGCCGGGTCGAGTGGCTGGAGCGTGCTGCTGCCGGCGTCCGGGCGGACCCTGATCCGCGGCGGCGACCTGTTGACCGACGACCTCGGCCGCGCCGGCGTGGTGGCCTCGGCGGAGCTGTCGGAGCTGGGCTGGCGGCTGGACGTGCGCCAGGCCGCGACCTGATGGCCGACCAGTCGGAGGTCGAGGAGGCGGTGGCGGCAATGGTCGCCGGCGTGCTCTACCCGGCCGGCATCGACGCCCCGAGCGCGGTCGGCGCGCCGTGCCGCATCCACCGTGGCTGGCCGGACGCCGCCGGTCTGGACGCCGACCTGGCGGCGGGCCGGGTGCGGGTGAGCGTCAGCGTCGAGCCGGGTAGCCAGAGCACCACGACGCGCTACCCGGACACCTGGATTGTAACACAGCCGCGGCCGGTGACCCTGTTGGCGTTCGCCGCCCCCGCGACCGTCGTCTTCTCGGGCAGCGCCGATGCCGGGCAGCTCGCCGGCGTGCTGGCCGGGAGCACGGCGGCGGTGCATCGGACGGTTGCCGGAGATACGCCGGCCAGCGTGGCCGCGGCATTGGCGCGGGCACTCCTGCCGGTGCGGGCCGCGAGCGCCGATGCCGCCACACTCACGGTGCCAGGCGCCAGCTTGATCGCCCGGGTGGCCGCCGATCAGACCGGGATGCGCGAGACGCGGCGGCAGCGGGTTGCGGTGCGCGTCGTCTGCTGGTGCCCGAACCCGACGCTGCGCGACGCCGCCGCGGCGGCCATCGACGGCACGCTGTCGGCGGTCGACTTCGTGGGCCTGCCGGACGGCAGCGCCGGGCGGCTGCTCTACGTGGCGTCGCTGCCGTCGGACCGGGCGCAGGACGCGGCGCTGTACCGTCGCGACCTGCTCTACAGCGTCGAGTTCGCGACCACGCTCACCACCACGCTGCCAAGCCTGCTGTTCAGCGACACGCAGCTGTCGGCTGGAGGCTTGCCGGTGAAGTCCTTGCTGGCGTGACCGAAGATCAGATGGAAATGGGAGAGTAGACATGCCGATCGTCCAGCAGGGCAGCATCAACACCACGGCGCTGGTGGTGCCCGACCTTTACGTGCAGATCGTGCCGCCGCAGAACCTGGTGCTGAACGGCGTGCCGACCAACGTGGTCGGCGTGGTCGGCAGCGCCAGCTGGGGTCCGGTCGGCCGCCCGGTGATCGTCGGCACGATGGCCGACTACGCCGCCGGCTTCGGCCCGGTGATGGCGCGCAAGTACGACATGGGGACGCAGGTCGCCTGCGCCGTGCAGCAGGGCGCCAGCAGCTTCCGCTGCGTCCGCGCCAGCGACGGCACCGATGCCGCCGCCTCGCAGCAGATCCCCGGCACCACGCTGGCCTTCACGGCGCTGTACAGCGGCAGCCTGGGCAACCAGATCAGCTTGGTGCTCGGCAGCGGCAGCCAGGCCGGCAGCTGGCGCCTGACGGTGACGCTGCCGGGCCTGCCGCCGGAAGTGTTCGACAACATCTCAGGCAGCGGCGCCGGATTCTGGGCGGCGCTGGCCGCTGCGGTCAACCTGGGGCAGGGGCCGCGGCGTGGCCCGTCGCAGATCGTTACGGTAAATCCCGGCAATACCGCGGTCGCCCCGAGCACGTTCGGCGTCAGCTTCGCCGGCGGCACGCCCGGCACCGACGGCGCCGGCGCCATGAGCGCCGCCACCTTGGTCGGCGTCGACAGCCTAACCCGACGCGGCATGTACGCGTTGCGCGGGCAGGGCTGCAGCCTCGGCGTGCTGGCCGACAGCGACGATGCCACGCAGTGGACGACCCAGGCGCAGTTCGGGCTTTCCGAAGGGCTCTACATGATCCTTGCCGGGCCAGCCGGGGACGGCATCGCCAGCGCGGTGTTCAACAAGCAGACCGCTGGGCTCGACTCGTATTCCGCCAAGCTGATGTTCGGCGACTGGCTGTGGTGGAACGATCAGGTCAACGCGACGCTGCGGCTGGTCAGCCCGCAGGGCTTCGCGGCGGGGCGGCTGGCCAACCTGTCGCCCGAGCAGAGCAGCCTGAACAAGCCGCTGTACGGCGTCGTCGCCAGCCAGCGTTCCGTCCAGCCGGGCAGTGGCCAGGCCAGCACATACTCGTCGGCCGAATTGTCGGTGCTGCTGCAGGCCGGCATCGACGTGATCGCCAACCCGCAGCCGGCGGGCGCGTTCTGGGGCGTGCGCGGCGGCCACAACTCCAGCAGCAGCGCCGCTTCGAACGGCGACAATTACACCAGGCTGACCAACTACATCGCGGCCACGCTGGCCGCGGGCATGGGCCAGTACGTCGGCCAAGTCATCAACGCCCAGTTGTTCCGGCGCATCCGCGCCACCCAGCTATCGTTCATGCAGGCGATGCTGTCGCAGGGACTGCTCGGCAGCACCGACGGCAGCCTGCCGTTCAGCGTGATCTGCGACATCTCGAACAACCCCGCCAGCCGCACCGGGCTCGGCTACGTGCAGTCCGACGCGCAGGTGCGGTACCAGGCGATCAACGAGCGGTTCATCGTCAACATGGAGGGCGGCCAGACCGTGCAGGTGCAGCGCCAGACGCTGCCGACGACCGCTGGCTCGCTCTCGGCATAAGGGGAACATGCAATGGCAACCAATGCTTTTTCGGTCGGGCGCGACTGCCAGCTGGTGCTGACCGGCCCATTCGGGCGGGTCGACCTGTCGCATGTCACCGGCTTCGAATGCCGCCAGATCACCACCGCGGTGCGGGTCGAGCGCATCGACGGCGTGCAGCTCGCGGCGGAGTTGCCGAAAGGCTGGGACGGCGCCTTCGATCTCGAGCGCGGGTCGTCGGCGGCGGAGGATTTCGTGGCCCGGCTGGAGGCGCAGTACTTCGCCGGCGGCCCGCTGGCGTTGTCGACGCTGTATCAATACGTTGCCGAGCCGGACGGCAGCACCAGCACCTACCAGTTCGACAACGCGGTGTTCAAGCTGGTGCAGGCCGGCAGCTGGCGCGGCGACGCTGCGGTGAAGCAGCGGCTGGAGTTCTTCGCAGCCCGTCGCAAGCGGCTGTGATGGACACTCCCTCGTCGCGCCTGATCGCGGCGGCCGAGGCGATCATGCCGGTGACCGACGCGCAGGGCCGCGTGCTGGCAATCCGTCGGCTCGGCGCGCTCGACCGGCTGCGGCTGTTCAAGGCGGCGGGCGCCGGCCTGGTGGGCAACGCCGGGTGGATGGGCATGGCCACGCTGGCATGCAGCGTGACGGCGATCGACGACGTGCCGGTGCCCTCGCCGGCGTCGGAGGCGCAGGTGGAGGCGCTGGTGGCGCGGCTTGGCGACGCCGGCATCGCAGCCGTCGCCGCCGCGTTGAGCGCCGCCGCGCCGTCCGACGCCGCCGCGCCGGGAGTGCTGGCAAAAAACTGATGCGGCACCCCGATCTGCTCGATTGCCTGTTCCTGGTGCGGAACGGGGTGCCGTTCGACGTCGCCTTCTCGCTGCCGGAGGATGAGCGCGCCGCCTGGGTCATCGCCCTCGGCACGCTGGACGGCGGCTTGTTCGACTTCGCAACCATGCGCTGGGAAATTTTGGAATGAGCCAAGGTCCGACCGTCGGCCACGAGCCGGATGCGCCGGGTGCGGTCGGCCTGGCGTTGCTGATGAGCGACACCGGGGCGGCGATCGCCGCGGCGGCAGGCGAGATCGCGATGTTGTCGCAGGTGGTGGTGAGCGGCTTCGGGCAATTGCCGAAGCTGCTCACGCCGCCGCCGCCAATCCCGGCGCCAAAGCTGCCCGCCGCCGCCGAGCCCCCGCCCGACGCGCCGCCGCCTATCGTCTCGCCATCCGTCGCAGCGCCGCCTCTCGCATCGCCGGCCGTCTCGCCACCGTCCGTCGTCCCTGCACCCGTCGTGCCGCCGCCCGCTCCGTCATCCACTGCGCCATCGCCGACTGCGCCATCGAAGGCGATAGCCCAGCCCGCCGCGCGGCCTCCTGCATACGAACCGGCCAGGATACCGGCGCCGCAGCGGCCAGTGCCGACAGCCCCTGTTTCGGTATCCGCAGCCGTGCAGCCTGGGCCGCTCCCAGCTGCGCTGCCAGCTTCGGTGCTGCCCGCGTTGCAACAAGCGGCGGTCCCGACCGGAGCTGCCCCGGCGCTCCGGTCGCAAGCATTGCCGGCCAGCGTCGCACCGAACCGCCCCGCGCCGTCCGTCGGGGCAATGCAGCAAGCGGCGACGCCGGTTGACTATGCGGCGTTCGCGCCGTTGCCGCCCGCCCCCGAAACATTGCCGCAACCGCCTGGGGCAGCGTCCAGCGAACTGCCAAATGCCGCCGCCTTTCCCACCGCATCCAGCCCGTCGATCTTCGCGCAGCCTGCCTTGGCGCACACCGCCCCTCATGTTCCGGCAAATGCCGGCGAGGGTGCCGCAGCGATGGCGCGCGCGGTCTCGCCCAGCCTTGCCCCGCCGGCGCGCCGTCCCGAGGCCGGAGGTTCGCCCGCCCAGGGCGGCGGCGGCCCGACGCATGGCGACGTGTTCCTCGACGGCGCGCGGGTCGGGCGCTGGATGTCGGACACGCTGGCCCGCGCGGTGTCCGGGCCGTCTTCCGGCAGCACGGCATTCGATCCGCAGATGAGCGCCGCTTGGCCTGGCGCGTTGCAGGGACATTGAGCATGGCGGTGTTAATTCTTGGTCCGGTCGCCTTCGAGGCGTTCGAGGTGCCGGCGCGCATCGGCTTCGGCGGCCACCAGCGGATCGTCGTCCACACGCTGCCGGGCGGCGCCCGGATCATCGACGCCATGGGTCCCGACGATGCCCCAATCGCCTGGTCGGGCGCTTTCAGCGGTCCCGACGCGACGTTGCGCGCCCGGCTGCTGGACACCCTGCGTAGCGAGGGTGCGGTATGGACGCTGGCCTGGGACGCCTTCAGCTTCAGCGTCGTGGTGGCTGAGTTCCATGCCCAGTACGAGCGATCCAACTGGATTCCGTATCGGATCTCCTGCACCGTCCTGGCCGACGACGCGGCGGCGTTGGTGCAGGCGGTGGTCTCGGCCGTCGGCCTGGCGCTAGGCGACCTCGCGACGGCTGCGGGCTTTCCCGGAGTGGACACTGGCGCTGCGGTCGCGGCACTCGGGGTTTCCGGGTCCGATGGGCAAGCCGCGGGCATTCTGGCGCTTGCCCAACTTAACGACGGCATCGCGCAGTCGATAGCCGCCTCGGGCGCCGCGATGGCGACCGCGGGCGACGTCAGAAGTGTGGCCGCAAGCGCCGGCGCGCTGGCACAGTTGGCGGCGGCGCGCGGCTTCGCGTTGCGGGCGCAGGCTGGCTTCACCGATCAAGGAGGCTGAGCCATGCGGACCGTGACGGTGGCCGGCGGCACCTTGTTCCGGGTGGCGCTCGATTGGCTGGGCGACGCCACGCAATGGGTGCTGGTGGCGCAGCTGAACGGCCTAAGCGACCCTATGCTGAGCGGCCTTGCCACGCTGCGCCTGCCGCCGGTCGATCCGAACGCCGGAGGCGGCGTTGTCCGGCAGTAGCGCGTCGCGGGCGCCGCGCCTGTTGGTGCTGGCCAACGGCGTGCCGGTGCGCGGCGCGCTGTCGGCGCGGGTCACCAACACCAACCATTACGGCGCCGACCGGTTTGAGGTCAGCCTCTCGCTGACGGCCGACCCGACGATGGCGGCGGCGTTCTGGGGCGGGCTTGGCGAGTGCGCGCTGGATGTGCAGGTCGGCTTTGCGGGCGCGGGTTTCGCCAGCCTGGTGCAGGGCCTCGTCGACAGCGTGGTGATCGACGCGGTGGACGGGGTGGCGCGTCTGGAAGGCCGCGACCGCACCGCGGCGCTGATCGAGGCGCGCACGCAAGAGACGTTCGCCAACCGCACCTCCAGCGAGATCGCGATGTTGTTGGCCGGACGCCATGGATTGACCGCCGACGTGCAGCCGACCACGACGCCGGTCGGCCGCTACTGGCAACTCGAGCACGACCACATCACGCTCGACCAGTTCAGCCGCGCCAGCACCGAATGGGACCTGCTGGTGGGACTCGCCGGGCGCGAGGGCTTCGACGTGTGGGTGCGCGGCGGCACGCTGCATTTCCGGCCGTCGCAGCAGGACGCGACGCCAAGCGCGGTGCTGCGGCCCCGCGCCACTGCGTCCGGACCGGCCAACGTGACGGCACTACGGCTGGAGCGGGCACTGACGTTGGCGCGCGACATCGAGGTCGTCGTGAAAAGCTGGAACAGCAAGCTGGCGAAGGGGTTCACGCAAGTCGCCCGCGCCAGCCGCGCCGGCCTCAATGCCAAGGGCCTGCGCGAGCCGGTGCAGCGCTACAGTTTCGTGGTGCCGGACCTGCTGCCCGACGCGGCGCTGCTGCTGGCGCAGCGCAAGCTGGCGCAGCTGTCGCGGCACGAGCGGGTGATCGCCGCCGAGATGCCAGGCGAGCTGCTGCTCGACGCGCGCATGCTGGTCGGCGTCGAGGGTACTGGCAGCGCCTTCGACCAGGCGTACTGGATCGACGAGGTTTCACGCAGCATCGACGCGCGGCATGGCTTTCACCAAACGGTACGGGCGCGCAACGCCTCGCCCGGCCTTGAGGTGCAGTGATGGAACGCTTCGTCAACGCGATGAAGGGACACGCCGCGGCGCTCGACCGCGGCGTCGGGCAGCCCCGCTTCGGCGTCGTCACCAGCGTCGACCCGGCGCGCAGCGCCGCAAGGGTGGCGTTGCAGCCTGAGGGCGTCGTGACCGGCTGGCTGCCGGTGCTGAGCGCCTGGGTCGGCGCCGGCTGGGGCATGGCCTGCCCGCCGACGCCGGGCGACCAGGTGCTGGTGCTGGCGCAGGAGGGCGACAGCGACCACGGGGTGATCGTCGGCCGCGCCTGGAGCGACGGCGCCCGCGCCGTGGCGGCTCCGGTGGGCGAGCTGTGGCTGGTTCATGCCAGCGGCAGCTTCGTCAAGCTGTGCAACGACGGCAGCATCCAAATGCAGGGCGACCTGCGCGTCGCCGGCGACGTCTACGACCGTCACGGCAGCCTTGACCGGCTACGGCGGAATTATGACGGGCACACCCATCAGGACCCGCAAGGCGGCACCGTCTCCGCCCCAAACTCGCAGGACTGAACAGGAGAGTTCATGGCTGACATCTGGCACCAGTTCGGCGTCGACCTGCAGGCCGGGGCGACCGGCGACCTGGCCGGCGCCGATGGCGCGCTGCTCGGGCAGCAGCGAGTGCTGCGCCGCCTGCTGACCAACCCCGGCGATTACCTTTGGCAGCCGGGCTACGGCGCCGGGCTGGCGCGGTTCGTCGGAGCGCCTGTCGACCCCGCGCGCATCCGCGGCGTGATCCGCGGCCAGATCTTCCGCGAGGCGGCGGTGGCGCGCTCGCCCGAGCCGCAGATCGACGTGCAGGCGGCCGGCGACGGCAGCGTCTACGTGTCGATCCGCTACACCGACGCGCCCAGCGGCGGCACGCGGCTCGTTCAGTTCAGCATCGGAGCCCGAACATGAAGTTGCCGTTGCAGGACTTCCCGACCATCGTCGGCAACGCCGCGGCGGCGGTGCAGGGGGCGGCCCGCCAACTGCTCGACCTTTCGGTCGGCAGCACGTTGCGCGCGGTGCTGGAGGCGAACGCCAGCCTGGCGCTGTGGATGCAGTGGCTGGTGGTGCTGTTGCTGCAGGCGACGCGGGCGGCGACCAGCATCGGGCCGGACCTCGATAGCTGGGTCGCCGATTTCGGCTTGGCGCGGCTGCCGGCGCTGCCCGCCAGCGGACGGGTGCAGTTCGCCCGCTTCGTGCCGAACGCCGCGGCGCTGGTGCCGGGCGGAACGGTCGTTCGCACCGCCGACGGCTCGCTCACCTACGGCGTGGTCGCCGATCCGACGAACCCGGCGTGGAGTGCGGCGCTCGGCGGCTATCTGGTGGCGGTCGGCAGCCTTGGCGTCGACGTTCCGGTCCAGGCCAGCATCGGCGGCAATGCCGGCAACGTGCAGGCCGGCGCGGTGTCGCTGATCGCCGCGGCGCTGCCCGGCATCGACACCGTCGGCAACTCGCAGCCGCTGTCCAACGGCCTCGACGCCGAGGCCGACGCGGCGTTGCGGACGCGCTTCCAGAGCTTCCTGGACACCCGCGCCCGCGCCACGCCGCTGGCGGTGGGAGCGGCGATCCAGGCGCAGCGCCAGGGCCTGACCTACGCCATCGCGGAGAACACGTCGCCGGACGGCAGCGTGCGGATGGGCAGCTTCCTGGTCACGGTCGACGACGGCAGCGGTTTCCCGCCGGCCGCGGTGATCGCCGCCGCCGCGGTGGCGATAGAGGCGGTGCGGCCGATTGGCACGACCTATGGCGTGCGCCCGCCCACGGTGCTTTCGGTGCCGATCAGCCTCGCCATCGTGACCACGCCTGCTGGAGCCCATGCCGACGTCGCGCCGATCGTTGCCGGCGCCATTGCGCTCTACGCCGACACGCTGCCGATCGGCGCGGCACTGTCCTGCAGCCGCGTGGCGCAGCTCGCCTACGACGCCTCGCCGCGGGTCGTGAACGTCGGCGGCGTGCTGCTGGGCGGCGGCGTCGCGGACGTCTCGCCCGGCTTCGGCGGCGTGCTCAAAGCCGCTGCCGTGACGGTGGGCTGAGCGATGTCGGGAATTCCCGCCGTCGGCGGCCAGGCCGACATGGTGGCGCGGCTGCGCGCGGTGCTGCCGGCGCGCTGGTTCGCCGACGATGCGCCGGTGTTGGACGGCGTGCTCGCCGGGCTTGGCCAGGCCGCCGCGCAAACCTACGCGCTGCTGGCGTACGCACGGGCGCAGACGCGGATGGCGACCGCCGGCGGGCTTTGGCTCGACCTGTTGGCCAGCGACTGGTTCGGCGGCCGGCTGATGCGGCGCGGCGGCGAGGCCGACACGCCTCTGCGCGCCCGCATCCGCCGGGAACTGCTGCGCGAGCGCGGCACTCGCGCGGCATTGGTGGCGCAGGTCACGCAGCTGGTGGGGCGAGCACCGACGATCTTCGAGCCGTCGCGCCCGGCCGATACCGGCGCCTGGGGCATCGCCTGCGGCTACGGCGTGGGGGGCGTAGCCGGCCAAGGTTCCGGGGGCGCAGCCGGTGGAAGTGCCGGCGGAGGGGGCTGGGGCAGCCTAGGCTTGCCGTTCCAGTGCTTCGTGACGGTGCGCCGCCCACGCGGCGGCGGCATCGCCATGGTGGACGGCTACTGCGGCTCGCTCGGCGGCTACGGCGTCGGCGCCATCGAATACGCGAGCGCCGGCCTGCTCGTGGCTGCCGTCGGCGACGCCGACATCATGGCCGCAATCGCCGGCGTGATGCCCGCGGCCGCCATCGCCTGGACCCGCATCGTCGACTGAACACCGGCCACAGCACACAGCAATCGGAGCATCCATGGACCGCAGCATCGTCTATCCGGGCAGCATCCCGCTCGACACCGACCTGCTGGGCACCAACCGCAACGTCATGGTGGCGCTGGGCGCGCTGCTTGCCGCGGCGCTGGGCACCTCGCCGACCATCGACGGCCTGGCGGTGATGCCGGTGGCCGGCACGCTCGCCGTCAGCGTCGGGCCGGGCAGCATCACCGCACTGGGCCAGGTCGACCAGAGCGCCTACGGCTCGCTGCCAGCCGACAGCGCCGACGTGATGGTGCGGATGGGCGTCAACGCCGCCGCCGTGCCGTTGACGCTGACGCCGCCGCTCGCCGCCGGGTCGGAGATCACCTACCTGATCCAGGCGGCGTTCCAGGAGAGCGATGCCAATCCCGTCGTGCTGCCCTACTACAATGCCGCCAACCCGGCGCAACCCTATCTCGGCCCGAGCAACACCGGCGTCGCGCAGCCGACGGTGCGGACGCAGCGGGTGGCGCTGCTGGCAAAACCGGGCAACGCGGCGCCGTCCGGCGGCAGCGCGACGCCGGCGCCCGACTCCGGGTGGATCGGCATTGCCACCGTGGTGCTGGGCGCCGGGCAGACTGCGGTCGCCGCCGGCAACATCGCGCCGTATGCGCCGGCGCGGATCATCCCGGCAAAGCTCGGCGACCTGCGCCCGGGCTTCGCGAAAGTCGCGGTGTTCAACGCTTCGGGCAACTTCGTGGTGCCGCAGGGCGTCAGCCGGCTCCGCGTCACGGTCATCGCCGGCGGCGGCGCGGGCGGCACCCACAGCGTGCTGCCGAGCGGCGGCGGCGGCGCCGGCGGCCGCGCCATCGCCTGGCTGAGCGGGCTGGCCCCGGGCAGCGTCGTGCCGGTCACCGTCGGCGGCGGCGGCATCGGCGCCGGCAGCGCGCAGCCTGGGCTCGTGCAGGGCCCTCCCGGCGGCAGCAGCAGTTTCGGCAGCTACGTCAGCGCCTCGGGCGGCGGCGGCGGCGCCGGCGGCACCGCGATGACCACCTGCGCCGGCGGCGTCGGCGGCCAGGGCTACGGCGGCGACGTGCAGGAAGGCGGCAGCTGCGGCACCGACGCGATCCAGGTCGGGCTGCGCGGCGGCGACGGCGGCGGGCCGGGAGGCGGGCGCGGCACGTCCGGCGCGGTGCAGGGCATTTTCGCCCAGGGACCGGGCGGCGGCGGCGCCGGCGCCGGCGTGACCCAGCCGGGCGGCATAGGGATCGGGGCGCCTGGCGGCAACGGTTTCAACGGCCTCGTCATCGTGGAGTACTGAGAGCCTGTTTGATTATGCAGTAGTAGGTACAGGACGATTGTAGGCACGCAGCAGGCGATGGCAGTTGGCGATGCTGACCGCGTCCTCTGCGGCAGCCGGGCTTTGCTCCAGGTTGCGGGTGAG